TTCTAACATACTTAAAGCTAACTCAGCTACTAAAGTATCTAATCTTCCAGAACCTCTATATCCTGCTTCTAAATCTTTAATTACTTCTGTTCCGTTTTTCTCCAAACTATCTAGAGGAGTAAGATATTTAGACATTAAATCTTTAGCCATTATTCTCCAGTATTATTTTCTATTAATTTATTATTTATCTCTTGCTCTTTAAGTTCAAGTTGTTTTTGCTTAATTTCAAAATCTCTCATCATTTTTTCTAAACTAGCTGAATTCTTTTTGTCATCATTTTCAGCATTGATAAGAGCAAGTTCAATTTGCAACTGACGATCTTTTTCTTTATCAACTTGTTGCAATTGAAGTTGTTGTTGTTGAATCTGCATCTGTTGTTGCTGCTGCTGTTGCTGAGCTTCCTGTTGAGCTTTATTAAGTTCTTCTTGAGCTTTTTCAGCTTGTCTAATTTTATCTTTAATTTGTGGGAAGCTGTCGCTTTCAAATATTGAGATAGCTGCTGACATTGGAAGACCATTCTGAACTGCAGCTTGAGCAAACCCTCTAATTGCTTGCAATTTCTCTACATCTTTACCTGCATCAGATACAAAGATTCCGTATTCAGTTTCTAAATGTCCTAACCCATCAACTTCTAATTCTGCTAAAGTATTGTCTGGCATTACAAACATTCCTTTCTTCCCATTAATCCAAGCTACTTTAGAATAGTCAATTAAACCTTGCAATTCACGTTGCTCAAAGTTTGAGAACTTTCTAAATAAATCTTCAGTGATATGTGAAGATTGTACAATGGCTTGTTGAGATGTTCCCTTTCCTTCATAGGTTCCCATAGAACCTTGACGTTGTCTATTAACACCACTTAACTTCTCCCATTCAACCATGATTGATTCTAAGAGGGTAAGGTATTGGGTGATTGTCTTAATTGACATATCCAACACAGATTGGTGTTGCGGAGAAAGTTGTATTCCCTCTTTATTATAATCTACCCAAGCAATACCTGTACCCTCTACAAAGTACATAAACTTATCCATATCCCAATTCTTAGGGATCATGTTAATGTCGAATTGAGCAATAATGTCTTTTGACCTGGCTATTGCTAATTCCATTCTGTATTTGTAAATATTGTAGTTGAGTTGGTAAGGTATTCCAAGGCTAACTAAAGAGATAGGTTGCGAGTTAATATCAGAGTATTTTCTTCCATTAATTGGCAACTTACAAATAGAAGGGTTATCCATGCTAGTTCTTTGAATAGCTAATGGATTCATCTTAATGTAAAATCTTCTATCAATTCTAATTCCTTCCCATACTTCGTTAACCCATTCCCATTCAAGAGTTGCATTGGTTTGCTCTTTCATCTCTTTGGTAAGTTTAAAAGTTTCATCAACTTCTTTAACTTCTTGAGTTCCTGTATTGGGATCTATGTAATTTAAGAAACCAATTCTTTTTCTTGATTTCCAATAAACTGTAACAATTTCAATTAATCTGTTACGGTAAATATTATCATCAGCACCGCTTGCTTCAGCTCTATACAAAAGATAAGCTTCTGCAGATGTATGCGTAGGTGATTCTAATTCTAGTATTTGTTCATCAGATAAAAACTCTCCATAAGCATCAATAATAGTTGAGGCATGTGAGAACTTTCTAATAATTGCCCAATCCCCATCTTCTACAAAGTCGATGTCTGGGTCTTTATCAAAGTCAACATCTAATGGATTAATAACTTCATAAAATGGTTCATTACGTCTAACTCCTTTGTGTGAGTAACATTCTCCTGCAACTAAAAAGTGAAACCATTGTTTTTGAAATTTATCATAAATCTCTTGTTGACTCATAATATAATTCAAAGAATACTGTCCTCTAATTGCTCTTGAATCTACATAAGAACGATTGAATTCTTCTTGAATTTGTTTAGGGAGTGGAACCTCCTGTGGTTCTCCTTCTACTTGTCCTAATTTAATTAATTCATTTAAAAATTGAGTACGGATGTTATTAAGAAGTAAGTTTTGTAACTGTTCTTCTTTTTGACTTATAGCATCAGCATTTTGTATAGTAACTGAATACTCTAAAGGACGCTTAGATTTCTCTCCAAGAAGTAAATCAATAATGGGTTTAATGATTGGATAATTTCGTAACTTAGTTGGGAAATTCTTTCTAGTTTTTCCGTAAGGTTTAAGTACATAATTATAATCTTCTTCATCTATTACACCATTATAGTAGTCATACAAAGATCTTAAGTACGCACGACGCTCACTAATTCCAAACTTTGACAAGTTAATAAATGCGTCAACACAATCTTTTTTCCATTTTTCATCTTTTTGAGATAATGGAATTCTTTGTTTAGGTATATGAGCTTGTCCGTACATTAATTACAAAATTAAATTAAATTCTTAGTAAAGATACAAAATTAAATAATTATTTGGTTATTTGTATATTTTATCAAACCAATCATTTGCAGAGTTATCGTTAATTTGAATGTAAACTTCTTTGTTATATAATTCTCGCATATGATACATTGCTATCATTAACGCCATTGCACGGTCAAAGTTGCCTTTACGATTAAACTTAATTAACTCTTGCAATAAAGCTGGGTCATAAATCTTATGTAAGTTAAGGGTAAAGTTTCCTTCTTCGTCAGCACCTCTACTATCAATAAGCCAGTCTCTAATGTAAAGTTCTCCTTGATTCTTACGTTGCTCAGTCATGTGCATTCCATATTGCCTCTTAACATTCTTGCTTCGTAAATCTCGTTTATCTAACATTTCAAACTCTTCTTGAAGTAAATGCAATTTTCTAAATCGTTTAGCATATGGTATAACTTCTCCTCGGTCATTCTCAAATCCTATTTTAGCGTTATAATATTCTGCTAGCATAAACAGATTTCTATTGTACTCATCTTGAGTTTGTGGACGGCCTACATAAGACGCTACAATTAAGTCATCTGGTTTAGACATGTTATTTGGAACTTTAATAACATAGGCTGCTCCCAAAGATCCAGAGGTTCCTGCTTGTGCATAAGGGTCATGCCCAATTATGTACATATTTTTTGGGGTAAGTTGCTCTTGATCTGTCTTAAATGGAGGTTCGTATATTACTACCGCACCTGTTACGTCGTCATCTTTTCTATGTGGGAATTTAGTAACTGGTTTAAATGGAGTGTTACCACGGAAATCTATCTTACCTTCAGAGTTATAATACAATTCTCCTGCTACTCCAATAGCATCTAAGTTGTTTGCTATCACTCTATTGTATTGTTCTTTTAGTGAAGTAACATCAAAAGTATTTCCAGTTACTTGAAGTGTAGCTTCTTGCGGAGTAAATGCATGTTCTGCCACATATTGGTCAAATGATTTAGCATCATTACCTTTTTTTTTCTTTTCTCTCTGCTCAAGTTCAAACTCAATTGCTAAGTTTATGTCACTATTTCCATCTTTATCAATAAACCCATCTAAGTTTTTATAAATAGGGTGAAAAAATCCACAATTAGTGCCAAGTGCTCCTGCATCCCACTCATTTTCAAATGCAAGACAATCATAAGCTTCAGGATGATAAAATAACTCCTCTAATCCTTCAAATCCAGGTCCTTCTTCCCCACCAGTACCAAATGCTACCATAGTTCCTAAAGTTTTAGATCCTTGTTTCATAGTTGGCATTGCTACTTCCCATGCTTTTAGTAATCCTGTAAAGGATCCTGCTTCTTCAAAAAAGATTAATTCCCCTGCTTTACCACGTACTTTGTCTGGATCATCTTTCAAACTTACTGCTAGTATTTGAGACTTAAAACCTAGCGTTACATCAGCTCCATTTACATTCTTTTTATATCCAGATTGTTTATGCATATCTGTATCCTTAATTCTAGGTTGAGTCCAAGCTGTATTGTCATCAATAAATGATAGAATATCCCATGTTTTAGACATAATACCATCCCCAATTAAGTACTGTTTATCTGATGCAAATACAAAGTTTTTAGAATTACGAAGATGATAGTAATTTCTTGCTAGCATTGCAGCGGCTTTGTACGAATAACCTTTACGTCTAGCTTTAAGTACTACAATATGTTTGTTAGTTTTCCTAGCTTTTTCTATTGCTTGAAAGTAATCGTAATCCCCATCATAAAATGCAGGGAAAGTTCTTTCACGTTGTGAATATTCTTCATTAGTTACTGGGTCGACTACATCTACTACTCTATCTATTACACAATAGTTTAGATAAAAGTAATGAAACCCTGTAATGTGGACCCCATTTACTTCGTATCCGTACAAACATCTATGCTTTTCTTCATCCCAAAATTCATAATACCGCTTTGAGTTTTTTATCTCATCGGTGTAAAAGCCTTTAGTTAGGTAACTTGTTGCTGCTGGGGAGAATAGGTGAGTATTTTTAAATGTCATTGTTACTATTCACTATACTTATTTGTTACGACACCCCCACGGTTTGGATTATCTTTTTCTGCTTGCCTTTTAACTAACTCTTCAAGTTTATCTAACCCTTCAACTACATCCCCCATCTTAGATAAGTTAGCAACCAAGTCTTTTGCCTGGTAAATCAATCGTCCATTCTCATCCATCTCTGTTAGATCAATAGTTGCAAAATACTTTTCTAATTTAGTTACTGAAATACGTGCAGCTTTAAGAAGTTTAATAGCATGTGTTTCAGATAACTCTTTATACTTAAGCATTCCTGCTTGAAGTTTTGGGGTGATACTGATATTAAAATCTTTAATAAGTATTTCTTGTCTTTCATTCTCTTCATATGTAGCATAACTAGATCTATGGTCCACAAAATGATACAAGAAAGCTAACTCATTTTTAGATAACTTACTAAACTCTGGAATTAACAATGCATATGGAGATGGGAGTACTACGTTCTCACTTATTGTAAGTAAATCTTTCATATAGTTTTTTGTTTTTCTAATTTACGCCTAGTTTTCTCATTAATATGAGCTATTCTTCCTTTTTTTGCATGAAATTTTCCAAAATAAGGTAGTCTAATTGACTGAAAACCAGGCTCTTTCATTATTTCAGCTACAAACTTAAATTGATGAAACACAATTTCTTCTATAGTATGTAAAGGTAGATTATACTTTGTCGCTAGTTGGATTATTATCTTCTTTTCTTTTTTCATTAGGTTTAGTTAATGTAATCTTTTTACCTGTAGAACCGATAACAGTTTTAGGCCATTTATTAAGAGGACATACTGCTGTTTGTCTTTTAGCTTTTATTCCCATTGGGCATCCACATTCTGAACATCTAAAAGATTCTGTAATAGATGGGCAATTACTACATATTTCTATACGCTCTTTGTATTCAGCAGATGGAGTAGGAGGACACCCTTCTTTAATATAATCCCATGTATCTACAGAATAATTTTTAATCATCTGTAATATGCTGGGTTTGATCTTGTTGCTCATGTTCTTCTATTTCTATTGCGATTAATTTACCTTTACTGTCTTGTATTGTAGCTATGTAATATGGAGATTTATCAAACATCCATATTACTTTATTATCATACCTCATCAGCTATTATTGCTATTATTCTATTCTGTTTAATTAGCATTGGATTAAGTTTATAGTTAGCTTTATCTTTGATAATAGCTTTTTTATCCTTAAGCCTTTTTACATAATTGTTGAGAGTATTGTGATCTTTAATTTCTAATATTTCAGCTATCTTCTTTTTATTAGATGCAGAACATAAATTATTATCTGTATCTTGGTTATCAACTAAAGCTGCAAGAACTTTAAGTTCATTTTCTGTTAGCTTAAATAACCCATTAAAAAAAGACAAATACTTGAATGTAGTTTGTGCTTTAATCTTGATCGGTTTCATTTGAGTTTAAATTTAAAAGTTCTATTTTAGCTCGCCCATCTATTAATCTAATTCTGCATGTTTTAGCATGGTTATTAAACTCAGTTAAATATTCTTCAATGTTCTCTCTAGTACATAGAAAAGATAAGAATACTTCTAACTCTTTTGCAGATTTGACTAAGGCTTGCTTTGTATCTTTTACGAAGAGTTCTTGATTGCGTAACTCATCGTAATCTTTCAACGAAATTGTTA